CACGCAGCCAATTAGATCCATCACCAAACGCAACAACAGGGCTACCTGCTGCCCCATCAGAAACGTATATTAATGTGCCAGTCTCAACGGTTGGCAATGTTGATACTGTATATGTGGGCAGTGGCATACCCACAGTATTGTTCGCTGCCGTAGCAGACTTAAGCCTAAGTACCGTGTTGCTCTCGTATACAGTGCCAACCTCATCACCAGACAAAGAAGATGCAGGGATCTCAATGAGTATAGGCTTTGCTATGGCAGGATTTGTAATCTGAGTGGCAAACACAGAGAACGCACGAACCACCTCTGCCATATACTGTTGTGTATACTGAGGCGGTGGTACAGGAAAGAATGGTACTGGAGCTATGGACATTATCTTCTCCCGTCAGATCTTATATCAACGCGGGGGATACCCAGACGCCACAATACATCCGCATCTGTTGACTGGATCTTAAATGTAAAGCTACGGCCTCGCAGTCTGGTCTGATATTGGCTCGTATACTGATCAACAGGCACATTAGATGTCTTTGTAATAGTATCAGTATTGGTTGTTTGGACTACCTGACCGGGCGCGTTCTTTGCACTCAAGATAAAATCTACCGTGGTATTATCTACATTTGTCTCTCTGAAGTTCAGATCAGGGATTACTCTGGTGACAAAAGAGAATTGGTTTCCGTCAGAAACTCCAAGATCACCCGACTCAATAAAGGATGTCATGGCAGCACCGTCTGCTTTTGCACCCACCTCATGGTTAAACAAATAGTTGTCTGTACCTGTGCCCACAGGCAGTGAAGATATCCCACGATCAAGCCATGCTGTGCGATCTAAGGTGCCTATATACCAGATGCCTTCTTGGTAGTTATAAACTACATACTTGTCATTCTCATTGGAACTTGCAGACGGGTAAAACCACCACACCTCAGAGAACGATATGTTTGATCCCGCAACAACCTTATCAGACTGTGCAGAGTTGAAGTCATCAAACACATGGTCACGAACCGTGCAAGGCAGACGTTGCACCGCACCGTTGTAAGCATAAAACTCTGCTGCGCCCATCCAGTATACAGCGTCATCCACGGCAACTGCCGCTTTTGGTGCAGCAATACTTATGTTGCTAGAGATAAGGTTAATACCAAAGGTAAACGGTGGCCCGATAAACTGCATTGCGTAGATAGCAACGTCAGTAAATACTAGGATTTGCTGCCTTGTTTCTACTGCTTGTACAATCTTTGAGCCAGAATCAATCCGCAGATCACCCGCTGTATTTGTAGTAGTAGGATACCAATCAATAGGGTTTTCTTGGCTTGAGAACCTTATCAGCATTGGGTCTTGAGTCTCATCACCTTTTGGAGCAGACGAACTTCCCCCCAAACCATCCGCGCCAAAAGCGATTACATGCCTGTCACGATCTGACAAAAGTATTTGCGCGGCCTTTTGAGGCACAGATGTTGGCGTTCCCGTCAACGTAGAAAGTTCTATGCCCCTTGTGGTCACACCGTTTGTTTTATCCCAATAGAACACCTGACCATTGCGCTCGTTAAAGATAAGGTCTTCACCAAAGTTATCGTGGGACCAAATACGCAAGTTTGTTTCCGCAGTCTGCGTACCCGTGGCAGGAGCTTCGCCCCAGCCGTTAAAGTTATTTGCGCTGTCAGTATTACCAAGGGTGAGGAATATATTTGCGCCATTAGAATGTGTAGCAGGACTGGTTCCGTTGGCACCGCGAGCAACAGTCAACGTATCCGTGGCGACAGAGGATACCGTCATAAGTTCGCTGCCCACCAGAACAACGTCATTGGTTGCAAAGTTTGAGCCTTGCCCTGTGGCTACATCTACCCCTGTCTCAGAAGCATCCAGATCCTCTGCTATAGTGGTTTGGAACCCATTATTGTTCGTACCGCCCCAAAGTCCAGCACCCCAACCAGCGCCCTCAACAGAAGAGTTAAGTCCTGTACCTATCTGATAAGTGCCCACAACGCTGCTACCACCATTACCTGTGTCGCTGCCATTAGCATTTACAGCCGTAGCGTTCAGACCACCTGTAACTGTAATACTAGAAATGGTGCTAACGGTACGCGCAGATATCTTGTACTCGTTACCGTTTACAACCTCTGTAACCTGATACTCTTGGTTCAGTATAGCGGCTGTTATGTTGCCACCTAAAGAAGCTGCCCCAGAAAAAGTTACAAAATCATTAACAACACAGCCGTGGTTTACATCAGTGACCGTGATCACAGGAGAACCGTTTGTAGCAGAAAAAGTAACATCGCCCGCAGATGTGGTTGATCTGATAGGCGTAATGTCATTATATGCTGTACCTTGCTTAATGTAATACTTTTGCTCTGTCCCTACACCTAGAAATCTTTCTCCGTTGAGGGCAACCCATTCATGCAGCCCACGGCACAGCCCAAGGAAAGCATTGCCTGAGTTCTTCTCCCAGCCGTTTAGCTTTTCTGGATACCCAAACCTAAAGCGCACCTTATCGCAGTCCACCCAACCGTTCTCCTCAGAGTACGGGGTGATCTCTTTGTTTATGCCAGCTTTAAATCTAAGGTCTGTGTACGGCATTTAAAGGGTTCCATTAGTGGTTACGTTACCCGTGACAGTTAGGTTGCCACTAGAATCAATTCTCATTTTATTAACGCCGTTATAGGCAAAAGTTAGGTTGGTTCCGCTTGCAGTGGCTGTCCAGTTCTGGGTTCCCCCAGAAACCGTTACCCCGGGAATAGTTACAGTGCCTGTAAAAGTAGGTGAAGCGATTGGAGCTTTTGCATTTAATTGCGTTTGAATAGCAGAGGTCACTCCACCTAAGTAACTAAGCTCTGTAGCAGTTATAGAAGAAGCCGCGACCTTTCCGCTTGCATCAGAATAAAGTGATCTCAGTGCGGTGAGGTTTGAGCTTGTAATGCTACTAGCTGCGCCTGTGATAGTGGCTTGCTTACCGTCTATCTGAGTTTGCACAGCGGATGTGACACCATCCAAATACCCAAGCTCTGTGTCCGTGACCGCAGATACCGCAACTTTGCCACTAGCATTTGATATAACCGCACGACTTGCTGTAAGATCAGTGTCATCAATAGTAGTTGCGGCTCCTGTAATAGTTGCCTGTTTGCCATCAATTTGTGTCTGGATGGCAGAGGTTACGCCATCGACATAATTAATCTCTGCTGTAGTCGCTGTTACACCATCCATAATGTTAAGTTCTGCCGTGGTTGCAGTAAGTCCATCTAGGATATCAAGTTCAGTTGTAGTTACGCCTGATACTGCAATATCCCCACCAGAGTCAGATATTAAAGCACGGCTTGCGGTAAAGTCCGACATGCGAACCACGGCCTTGCCGCCCATACCAGAATGGTTGGAGCAATAGTAGTACAGCACCGCAGGGGCATCTTGCTCTAGCTTTACCTGCGTGTAAGCACCCGCACTTCCCGGCGTTCCCGCTGTTGTAACTCCTGTTGTAAAGGGGGCACTAGGGCTGTTGTTGTCATTGGTTGAAAACCGCAGGGGATGATTACTATTAGAGGAATCCGACTGGTCAAACCTATATGTAACAGAGGGTTTTAGCTCAACAGTTTGTTGAGAAGTGCCATCTATTACGAACTTACCACCCGCTACAGTAACAGCTACAGTACCAAGAGGCTGCTTTGCATCAATCTGCGTCTGTATTGCAGAGGTAACACCATCCACATAGTTCAACTCAGCCGCCGTGGCTGTGATAGATGTACCTGCGATCTGTAGCGTTGTAGCGTTTACCTCGCCAGATGACCCGTAAATTAAGGCCTTACTGTTAGCGATAGTGCCTGCCGCTGAACCGTCCAGCAAGTTTAGTTCCGCGCCAGAGGTAGTGACGCTAGTAGCGCCAACATTAAATGGACTAGATAGGTCTGTCACATTCTGCACCGCAGCGGTAAAGTCGGTTACTGCCGCACCAGACCCTGCACCATCTGCAAGAACAATAGATCCTTTGCCAACCTCAAGAGTAACATTTCCACCAGAACCCTGCGTGATAATTAACGCTTGGTTTGTCGAGTTCAGCAACATATACATTCTGGCTTTATCATTTTGCGCCAAGGTAACAGTACATGTGCCACCCGGTGAGCCTGTAAATTTTATAGCCTTGTAGTGCCCGTCTTCCGCAGAAGAAGGCTGTGAAGAAAGGGTCAGGGTATATGTCGTTGAACTAAGAGCGATAGACTCAAAGCCGTTAGCTGCACGATCAAGGATTTGCAGGTTGACGTTTGTACTAGAACCCCATGTACCAGCCTCGTCGCCTGTAGTTATTAGTTTAACGCCGTTTGCGTCTGTATATGTAGCCATCTGAGCGCCTATCTAAAAAGTTCAATTGCACTTAATATACTTTTTATTCCAGTTTTAAGCAACAAGGGTCCATTGTGGGTCTTGTGCAGGTGTTACTCTTATCCAATTTGGATCTTGGTCAGGCAGTATAAGACCGTAAACAGCAGCGCCCCCAATGAATACGGTAATTGAAACGCCCTCTACAGCTTCTCCTAAAATAAATGTAACGTCTTGACCAGACGTACTAAACTGCCCAACGTCCAGTCTTTCCGTAAAGCTAACATTTAAATCAAATCCTGTTAAGGCAAAGGAGCCTGCATCTAAGGATAATTTAAACGCAAAGCCTAGATCAACATCTTGCCCAGTAAGAGCAAAGCTTCCTGCATCTGCGACAAGAATCCTTCTTACCTCAACGTCTACTGCCTGCCCCGTCAATGCAATGGAGCCTTGATCTAACGCAACGCTGCCCTCGAACCTTGTGGTAAGATCTTGCCCTGTTACTGCAAAGCTACCCGCCTCAAGATTGGCAGTCTTCTTAAAGTTTATTGCCTGACCCGTAAGCGCAAATGAACCGTGGTCAATAACCTCTGTTATCTTGCGGTTGGCTGTAAATCCTGTCAGTGCAAAGCTTCCCGCTTCTGCGTTCATAGATTTCTGGAAGTTTAAGTTTTGTCCGTTTGCAGCAAAGCTTCCATGCGCCAACTCTTCACGCATTGCAATCGGTGTACCTACTGCTTGCCCAGTAACCGCAAATGACCCCCTGTCGGGCTGTTCCCGCAAGGCAATTACAGTTCCCGTATCTTGACCCGTCAGTGCAAAGGAACCAAAGCCCAGAACTCTGGATACCTTGGTATCCACATTTTGCATGGTGAGTGCAAACGATCCTTGGTCCAGTATGGCACTTACTTGCACACCAAAGTCTAAGGTCTGTCCTGTAACCGCAAAGCTGCCATGATCGGCGGTCAACCGCAAAGCCTTTTGGAAGTCAGCGGTTTGTCCCGTTATATTAAAACCACCCGCCTCAAAAATTTCGCCAATAAGACCAAACGCGGCTTGTCCTGTTAGGGCAAAGCTACCTTGGTTGAGTATTGCGCTTACTGAAATTTCTAGCGTTAACTCTTGCCCTGCAAGAGCAAAAGAACCTGTATCCGCACCCCCCGCCAAGCCCTTTCCAGAAACCATACTGTTTTCTTGACCCGATACAGCAAAAGAACCTGACGCAAGACTTGCGGAAACATTTAAAGGCGCGGCCTGACCCGTGACGGTAAAGCTACCCGCTCCAAAGTCCTCGTTCATAGCTATGTTAGGGGTGAGTGTCTGACCAGAAACAGCAAAGGTGCCCGTGCCAAAGCCATCGCTAAGAGCTATTGTGGTTCCCGCCGCCTGACCCGTAGCAGCAAAAGAACCATGATCTAGACTAACAATAATAATCTCATGTCCAGAGGACGCGAGTGCAGATCCTGCTATGGGGCTGTAACCTAACATAGCAAGAAACTAACATTGTTTTTAGTTTGAGTCACCCTCATATCGACAGGTCCACATGGTCAAGCTATACTTCTTTCCCCCACGCAAAGGCAGAACCTTATGTCCATGTGTTACCATAGACGGAAACAAAATGCACTGCCCAACTTTTACATCCTTGTTTGTAAACTCTTGTCTAGGAAAAACAAGCTCCGCACCAGCGTAATTATCATTGAGCTTTACGCTGCCTGTGAACAAAGATGCGTCTGTATGCAGCCCTAATTCTGTCTGTGTATCTATAGAGTAACGCATAGTAAACGCATCACGCAACCCAAGGTACGCTTCTGGATGCCAATGCTTCTCGCATATCTTACTAAGCTTATCTGCCCATTGTTCTGATATCTCGTCCCAAAGACCTATTTCTTTTAGTCTAATCTCTTGTGCTGGAAACTTATCGCCATCAAGCTCACCCCACCGATCAAGGCTCTCTGATGCTTCAATATAACGCTTACACTGATCTTCTGACATAAAGTCCGTCATCAGTATATCTGATGCAATTTCTTCGTACTCCAAACCTTTATGGTATGCAGGAGGCAATACTAGTGCTTCTTCAATATCATTAATATTTTTTTGTAACTCTTTACCACCATCCATATGAGATGAGGGAACGGGCCTTGAGTATCTGGGCTGTTTATCAAATCCAGCATCGAAGCCAAATGTTCTGTCGGAAACATTAGAAAAACCAAGAAAATTATCTACACCTTTGTTTTGAACAGATGCAGGTAGAGGAGTATTCATTGCCTCAATAATATCAGAATCAAAACCTTCTGGTGCATTATATCCAAGCTCACTGACAATATTAAAAAATGAAGCTTTGCATTCTATGCCACCATTTCCATGATATATTGCAGGGCAACAATTCTCATTAAAAATTTCCCCTTTATGCAGTGTTACTGTGTCTGAACACTGAAATACATAAGCCTCGCTGTCTAATACTACATTTATTTCTGTATCTTCAATTAATCTTAGCTGACACCAAAGCTGGTCATCTTGCGCCTCATCAAGATCTTCTTTGAAGAATTTTTTTAAAGGTTTAACGCGACCGATATAACAACCGCTATTTAAAAATCTGTAAGAGTGACCATCGGTTTGATACGGCAATTTCCAAGCGATACTTGGATCAGGCCAACATTCAAGCTCTGCCGCAAATAATATATCGCAGTTAAAGCCCACAAACCTTTCAACAACCGCCTCAAGCTGGTTAATAAGAACAACGTCATACCCGTCTACGAAAAGAACAATGTCATCATCTGAAAGCTCAGATATATAATTTCTTACAAGATTGATTTTATGGCCCCCACCTTGGCCCTCCATTGTGCCACCGCCCCAATCAACATCTTTCCCGATATTGATAATGTCATAGCCCAATCGTTCTGCGGATTTACTTAAAGGCCACATTTTAATTTCATCAGTCGCTACTGTTAAAACGTGCGTTTGCATTGATTCCCCCTCAATCGTGCTTGGTCTAACTTCTCTAGGTATCTGCTTAACCACCTCTGGTGTAAAGAAAAAGTTCGATTGAACTTTTAACTTGGCAGGCACCCACTCATCTACAGGGATGATAGCATCCTTGTAGCCTTCTATCAATCTCTTGGCGGTTTCTGGTCTAATAGCGTAAGCATGACAATTATACCAATAGCCAAGAGTATTAAGGCGATATCCCAACCAAACGCTATCATGCTCTTTCAATAGAGTGTCTACTGCACTTGGGTCAATGCTGTCGTAAACTGCATCTTCTTCAAGGATTATGCCGTTGCGATTAGACGCGGCTATCTTCTGCCAAACCCTAAGATGGCTTACGGCACACCCAAATTCCGTAACCAGCAGGGGCCTATCAAGTATCGGATCACGCCACTGTATATTTCTAACACAACCCGTCTCGTTCTCTACCGTGCTCCAGTCTTTTCCCCGTGCATCATAAGCCTGACCATGTAGAGAGATTTGATATATTATAGCCACTATTTTTTTTCTTCAAAGTCTTGCGTCCTATGCCACCAAAACTTTTGATATTGCCCT